GGCGGCGGCCCTCCAGGCGAGGGTTGGCCAGCTTGGAGGCGCGTACTTCGGCGCGGTCCACGGCGACATCTGCCGGCGCGTCAATGCCCAGGCGTACCTGGCCGTCGCGGGTGCTGATCACGGTGACGGTGATCCCGTCGCCAATCACAATCGATTCACCAAAGCGGCGAGTGAGACAGAGCATGGGGAGACTCCTTGTGGTTTTCTTCAGGCAAGCCGGTGCCCGGCCGCGTTGTTGGCTTTCGCAAAAATTTGAGGGGTGGTGGTTACATCACCGGACTGCGCCCGCGACCAGGCGCACGCCGGTACTTACGCCACGAAAATGCCCTGGTGCTGGTCTTGATCCTCATCCTGGTGACGCTGGGGGGCTGGCATCATGCTGCCGGTGAAGGCTATCAGGCCCAGCCGAAATGCCTCAGCTACCAGCGCCGCGCGGCGTGTAACCCCTAACTTTGTAGTTGCGGCAAGCAGGCGCTTGTCGACCGTGTCTGGCGCAACGCCCAACTCCTTCGCTGCTTCCTTGCTGGTCATGCCTGCCGCCACTGCGATCAGGCACTGAAGCTCGCGAGGCGCCAGGCCCTTGTCGAGAATGCCGGTGATGCCGTGGGCGGTAATGGTCATGATTTGGTGCTCCTGCTGGTTTCGATGGGTTTACAATACCTTTGGCAATATTTTAAGTAAATACCTATGGCAATATTATTTTTCTCGTGCGAAAAAAAACCGCCACGGGGGCGGTTCATGAGGTCGCGGGAGCCTTTTTCAGGTAACTCCACCGCCTCGCCAAATCACTTTCCCAATGATTGGAAGTGCAGCGACGTCTGCCTCAGCGACCGTCTCATCCGGGAATAGGTTCTTGTCTGGGTTTTCGCTACGAATGACCCATGCCCCGGAGAGCTGCTGGATCATACGCTTGGCGATGATGCCTCCATCCCGGCGCTTTATCACATAGATCTGCCTGTCTTCAGGAGATTTCTGAGCAGAGTCAAAAAGAATTATGTCTTTCGCGCAAATGTGAGGAGCCATGTCGTTCCCGTCCGCATAGACGACATAAAGGCCATGGGTACTTACGCCCATCCGTCTGAGCCAGCCGCGCCTGAACACTAAGCCCTCAGTCAACCCCACGTGCTCGTCGTTGAAGCCTTTGACGAAGCGACCCTGAACGTCGTACTGAGGGATCAGAACGTATTCCTCGTGGGGGACGACCCCCTTTGCCGCATGCGCCGCTACCCGGTTAGAGATGAATGCGCGATTTGCCTCAACCGACGCAGAGGTGAGTAATTCGATTTCGTTGGCCAGGCGAGGGCTGAATTCTGAAATCGATACTTCAAGAATCCGCGCGAATCCCGCTGCGACGGTCGCATTCAACGGGTTGACGGCGTTGAGGTAGTGGCTAACCGAGCTTTGGTTTATGCCTAGGTGCTCAGCGAGCTTCTCTTGAGTGAGGCCGAGGTCTCGCTTCTTCATATTGAAAATTCTCTTCAATCGAAGGCATTCGGCTTTTCTGTCGTCTGGGAGGTGTCTTTTGCTCATCTGAGGAGAATATTCCCTTTGGTAATATCTTGACAAATGCCAAAAGTATTTACATTGAATAATGCCATAGGTACTATCTCATCAAGAAACCCCGGAGAAATACCGTGAGCACTCTTCATTTGAAAGACTTCGCAAAGGAGCGCGGACAACCGGAAGCCTCTTTGCTGCTGGGCCTTACTCAAGGCGCGCTTAGCAAGGCCATCCGTGTCGGACGCAATATTATTGTCACCCGCGAGGCCGATGGCACCTTTACCGCGGAAGAGCGGCGACCCTTTCCAGCCCGCCCGGAGCCAAAGGTGAGTTCGGTCCGCGCTCCGACCTTGAACGCAAATTTACCCCGGAGCGCAACCGCCGATCAGTCCGTCGACAATGCTGGCATTTTGTCCAGTACCTCGCAGGCCTCGCCCTGAAGGCCCGCCAATCCCTGTTTTTGCTTAGCGGCTAAATCGCAGGCAACAAAAAACCCGGCTTAGCGGGCCGGGTTTCTATACCCCACTCATTAGCGGTGAGTGGTTTGTACTTCATCGTCTGTAGGAGACGAAACTATGTTGCACCCAAAAAATACCATCACAACCCCTGTAGCGCAACTACCTCGGCTGACTGCCTTCAGCTTTGGCGGTCAGGACAGCACCTTGCTGAGCATCGGCAACGGCCAGGATCTTATCGAAGGTCTTCGCCTTGCGCACGAATTGGCCGAGGGGATCAGCCAGCTCTGCGGGCGTTTGGACGACTGCATCAACAATGGCGAAATTGCCTACTGCGCAGAGGTCCGCGCCTTGGGCTTTTTGGCTGATGTGGTTTCCACGCTGAACAGGTCTGCCCGGCAGAGCCTGGAAGATCAGCGCAAGGGCGCTCAAGGCGGTGCCCAATGACGGCCCTGAAACAATCGCTTGCCGATCTTGCCGCAGAAGCTGAATTCCAGCTCCTTGCCGCCAAAGACCAACTGGTCTGGCTCGCGGCTTTGGCTGGTGCCATCCAGCTCAGCTACGAGCATGACGGCGGGCGCCATGCCACCGCCCTGGCCGGCCTCGCAAAATACCTCGATGACACCGGTTTTGCTGGCGTCGATAGCGCCATTGAGCAATTCAGGGTTATCGCCGAGTCGCCGTGCGCGCCACAAAACGCCGAGCTGCCGATTCGTGGCGCGGAAGTGGAGGGCGGGCAATGAATGCTCAATCTATATCTTTCGGCGACTTCGAATGCCTGGGTGAACAGATGCATCAGCTTGCGCATGATCGCGCGACGTTCACGGGCATTCCATTGGGGGCCGTCCTGGGCGGAGCGATCTTCCATCTGGCAATCGTGGCGCAACTCAATGACGTTCCTGTGGATCTGCTCATCGATACGATTGCCGCTGCGGCTGTTCGCTACCAGGACTGTGAAGATGACGCGGAAGATGCGGAGGTTCGCCAATGAAGAAGCCAATCGCTGCATACACCGAAGTCGCCAAGCGCGTCGAGGACACGCTCCACACCATCCGCATGCTGTCCCAGGTTCTGCTCGATAACGGCGGCCACAAAGGCACCTCGGACGACTGCGATCACCCGGCTCAAATTGACGACATGGGCGAGTCGGGCATTCAGCAGGCCATCAACCTGCTGGCCTCGGCAGCGCACCGTGACTTCTGCCAGCTGGCTACTGACCTGGGGATTCCACAATGAAGCAGCCCATCCCGGACACGCCCGCGCGGCTTCACGGCTCATTCAACTATGGCATCACGCAACTTTCGGCCGATGAGGTCGTCGGTGAATTCCTGCGCCGCGTTGAGATCACCACAGAACCATCCGAGAAAGTCATGCAGGCCCAGCGTACGGTCGGTGCGCTGATGGCTCTCACGGCCTTGGCCGCGCCAGGCGCTGGCTCTGGCTTTTTTCACAAGGACGTTTTCCGCCGTCTTGCCGAACTGACCGGTGAGACCCCGAACAGCCTCGTGACGATGGCAGGAGCAGCCCTATGAACCAGATTACTATCCACAACGCCACCATGCCCATTGTCGAGTACCGCGGCCAGCGCGTCATCACCTTGGCCATGATCGATCAGGTCCATGAGCGGCCTGAAGGTACTGCGCGCCGCAACTTCAACGAGAACCGCGAGCGCTTTATTGAGGGTGAAGATTTCTTCCAGGTCCTGGGTGAAGAAATTCGTACGCAGTCGGATCTGGCCGGGGTCTTCGCTACTCGTACCCCAAAAGGCACATTGGTGACTGAGCAAGGCTACTTGATGATCGTGAAGTCGCTTACTGATGACCTCGCATGGTCTGTTCAGCGACAGCTCGTGAGCAGTTACTTCCGACCAACTCAACCTCCATCACTTCCGCAAGATCTGCCCGCCGCTCTCCGCCTCGCCGCTGACCTGGCAGAGGAGAAGGCTGTGCTGGCGTTGGAAAACCAGCAGCAGGCCAAGAAGATCGAGGCCTTGGAAAACCTGTTCATGCCTGGCGAAACAGTTCCGCAATTCGCCAAGCGCCTGAACGGCGTGAACTCGCAGCTCGTCTTGGGATTTCTGGCTGAGCTCAAGTGGATCTACAACACCGAAGCAGATCCGGATCACTCGCCAAAGTACCGAGTGTACGCCATGGCCCGTGATAAGCACCTACTCACCGAAAAGCCCTACAAGGTGAGCGGTGAGGGTATCCCAGGCTTCATCCGTTATGCCCCTGTGATGCTCGAGAAAGGCGCCCAGCGCCTGCACGATCTCTACATGGCCGGTCGTCTACCCATGAAAAAGACCTGGGACGGCCAGTTCTTTTACGAAAAATTCAACCCGGAGAAGTCCCTGTGAGCAAGAAAATCACCTACGAACAACTCATGGGGCAAATCGCCGAGGCTGCCGTTTCCTTCCAGCACGCCGAGATCCTGCGCAATTCCCTGAAGCGCGAGTTGAGTGCGATGTACGCCACCTATTTCCGGGCGCATGGCCGGCCAGGCAATGGCGAGCGCACTCGCTTCGACTTCGAAGACCCTGCGTATCGCGGGGTAGTGGAGTTCACCCAGGGGGCCTATAGCCGTTGGTTTGAGCAGCGCGCCCTCACCACCAAGCTCAAACGCAAGCTGCGCAGCCTGGTCGAGCGCCTGGAGCGTGCGCAATGAGCAAAGTGATCGATTTTCCAACGGCGCCCACTGTTGAAATCATCAACGAGGCTTTCTTCGAGCGGTTCGATGACGCCGCGCTCATGCTGACGGCATTCGAGAGCCTGGCGGATGCGGTGGAGGTGATTGAGGAGGGCGACGAGATCCACCTCCGTGACGACACGCACGTCGGGTTGATGCAGGCGTGCATGGCTTTGGCGGTGATGTTCAGGCGCAGGACGGGGCACGACGTGCAGACAGTTTCCGCCGATCACCTTGCGCATCAGCGGCAGTGCCTTATGGATGGGGTCGAACTCAAGTCCCTGCCTATTCCGATCAGGCCTCCTGCGATACGACCTCTCCCAACTGAGGCCTTCCGGGGGGTTGCAACCGCTGACCTGGCCCAAGTCGGGTTCAACTATGTCCATCGCTCGCACGAACACATCAAGGGGAACTGCCCGCAGCTGATCGAGCTGGATCTCGCTCGCGCGCACTCGCTTGATGCCATGGGCGCGCTCACTGTTCTGATCGAACGGCTGTCTGGTGGTGTGGCTTCGGCTCCCGCCGGCGAGATCCCCATTGCCAATGCCCCGGGCCCGGAGACCTTGCAATGAGCATCATTCGTGCCCCTCGCCCCGAGGGGAATTTCTACCTGTTGAGCAAATCGATCAGCGAGGATCGGCGCCTGAGCTGGGCTGCACGTGGGGTGCTGGTGTTCCTGTTGGGCAAGCCTGATCACTGGGAGGTGTCCACGCACCACCTGATCAATCAAACCCAAGATTGCCTCGGGAAAGCATCGGGGCGTGATGCTGTTCGCGGGCTGATTCGTGAGCTGGAGCAGGCCGGCTACCTGCAAATCACCCTGGCTCGAACTGAAGGTGGTGAGTTCGGTGGTCGCTGCTACACAGTCTCGGAATCACCGGCGACGGATTATCCGGGCCCGGTTCCACCGTCTCCGGCGAATCCCCCCCTAGTAAGTATTGAAGGTAAGCAAGTACTGAAAGAACCAGTAAGGACTGAAGAACCTATGTGCACCAAAGGCGCACAGGTGGAGTTCGAACGGTTCTGGAAGCTGTACCCACGCAAGGCAAACAAGGCGGCAGCAGAGAAGGCCTGGAACAAGCTGAAGGTCAGCACCGACCTGTTCGCAGTGATCGCACAGGCACTGGCCAAACAGACCAGCAGTCTCGATTGGCTCAAGAGCGGTGGCCAGTACATCCCGCACGGCGCCACCTGGCTGAACGGCAAACGCTGGGAGGACGAATTGACACCGGGCCTGGCCAAGGCGAGCGCTTACCACGGCCTTCCCCAGCACACCGCCGACATGTACCAGGAGGCGCCAGATGGCCAAGCAAACTTCTAACTTCAGCCCGGCGCCTCGCATCGATGACCGCGAGACCTTGCGGGAGACTTGCCCCCACGCTGGGCACGCAGCGTTCATCAACGTCCAGGTCGAGCAGTTCGATGGCACCTGGCTGGCCACTGGCTGCCCAAGCTGCAACTGGGCGGCTTTGAACACTGCGCCTACCGATAGCCTAGCCCACAAGGCCGAGAAATCGCGCAGGAGTGCCGAACGCCTGAACACCCTGCTGGTGGGTTCTGGTATCACGCCTCGCTTCCGTAGCAGCACGCTGGACACGTTCGTGACCGGTGGCGATGCGCAGAAGGAGAAGGCGCTGAGGGTCTGCCAGGCCTACGTCGACCGCTTCGAGGAAAACTTCCTGGCCGGTCGTTCCCTGATCCTGGCGGGTGGCGTGGGCACCGGGAAGACGCACCTCGCCTCGGGGATGGCCCAGGCAGCGATCCGGCAGTACGGCGTCAAGGCCCTGGTGGTGCCCGTGGCGGAGATCGTCCGCGTGGCGAAGGGCACGATGGCCAAGGCCGCGACCTACAACGAGCGTGACGTGATCAACGAACTGGCGGACGCAGACCTGCTGGTCATCGACGAGGTTGGTGCCCAGCGTGGCAGCGACTACGAGCTGGGGCTGGTGCATGAGGTGATTGATCGCCGGTACCAGCTGATCTTGCCAACGGTGGTGGTCTCGAACCTGCTGGTGGACGATCTGAAAACCTACATCGGCGAGCGCGCCATTGACCGTCTGCGCCAGGGTGGCGGCAAGGCGGTGGGCTTCACCTGGGCATCGGCGAGGGCGAGCGTATGAATCAAGAACGCGAGCTGTACCTGCCCGAAGCCGAACACGGCGTGTTGGGCGCGATCATGATTGCATCGCTGGACGGCAACCGGGCGCTGATGGATGACATCGTTGGTCAGCTGACCTCGGCGGACTTCTACCACCCGGACAACGCCGCGCTGTTCGACACGATCAGCGATTGCATGTCGCAGGGTATGCCGGTGGACCCGGTTACCGTGTCAGCTGTACAGCGGCTGCTGCCCAGCGGCGAGCCAACCCTGGTCTACGCCGCGATCATCAGCGACAACGTGCCGTCGACGGCGAACGCGATGGTGTACGCCCGCCACGTGAGGGAGTGGGCAGTGCTGCGCAAGATCATCGACATTGGCCGGCTGGCCGCCTACCAGGTCGCCGAGGGCGCGCCGGCGCCGCAGATCATCACCGAGGCCCAGCAGGCCATGGCTGACCTGCGCGATCTGCAGGCGGCCGGCAAGGCCGGCTACAAGCGCATGGCCGACGTGATCCCAGTGGTGCTGGACAACATGGACAACGTGCTGAACGACAAGGCGCCGCCGAAGCTGTCCACGGGGCTGGTCGACCTGGACAAGCTGATCGGCTTCCTGCGCCCCAAGAGCATGGTGGTGATCGCCGGCCGGCCTGCCAGCGGCAAGACGATGCTCGGCCTGCAGATCGTCAACCATGTGGCGATCCGTGGGCGCGGGGTGGGCCTGGTCATCTCGCTGGAGATGGGCGAGGAGGAACTGACCATTCGCACCATCGCCTCCCAAGGCGGTATCGACCTACGCCGCATGGAGGAGGTGAAGTGCCTGGAGCAGGACGAGTGGGATCGGATTGGCCTGGCGGCCAGCCAGATCAACGGCGCCGAGTTGTACCTCAACGACACTCCAGGCATGACTATGGCGGCCATCCGTATGGAGGCTCGAAAGCTTCAGCGGGAAAAAGGGCTCAGTGTTTTGATGATCGACTACTTGGGCCTGGTGGGTACAGACGCGAAATCGCAGAACCGCGCCGATGCGGTGGCCAGGGTGTCGATTGCCATGAAGAACCTGGCCAAGGAGCTGGGCGTGCCGGTGCTGGTGCTGGCCCAGCTCAACCGCAATCCCGCAGGTCGGCCGGACAAAAAGCCCAAGGCCAGTGACCTGCGCGACTCCGGCCAGATCGAGCAGGACGCCGATGCGGTGATCCTTGTGCACCACGATCCCGAATCGGAAGCCGGGCAACAGGGCGTCACTGAGCTGATCCTCGACAAGGGCCGGCAGGCGCCGCCCGGGTCGTGCCTCGTTCAACGCCAGGGGCAGTACGCCCGTTTCGTCAATTTTGCAGGCCGCGAGCCCAGCTGGGAGGAGGTCGAGCAGGGCCGTTCCTTCGCTGATCGCGCCCGGGGGAGAAAGCAATGATTCAAGCATCTTCGGACCTGACAGGCGCCCAATGCGGTGCACACCATAATCCGCTGCGGCCCTCGCCGCGCAAGGCCGGCACGGCGATTCGCAAAATTGTTATCGGGGAGGTTTTGAAATGAGCCGATTATCCGCGGCCATGCCGCGCAAGACCCTGCTGGAACATGAGCGCAAGTTCCTGAAGATCGCCGGCACCCACCTGGCCGAGGAAAAGGGTGGTGCGTTCGCGATGGCCGACCTGCTGGATATGGTCGCCAGCTGGCACTCGCTGCGCACTGACATTGAGTTTGGCGAGTACTGCAAGCGCTGGGTCCTGGAGGGCAACGCCAAGACTTCGGCCTCGGACAAACTGCTGCGCACCCTGCTGGGTCTGGACGGGCCACCGCCCCGTCGCATCCGGAGGGCTGCCTGATGACTGTGTACCGTGACGTGGAGCATGGCGTGGTGCGCGCCATGACGCTGGACGCAATCTCGCTGCACAAGGGGGCCGCCTGGCAGAACAAGTACCATCCGGAAGGGTGGGAGCCCGGCAAGAGCGACAACCCGTGCCCGCTGGACCGTTTCGACCAGTTGACGCAGGACGCGATGACCAGGTCGCTACTGCGCCGGGTGCTGTCGCCGCTGCACTGGAACCTGCTGGAGGCGTTCTACAAGGTCGACAACAGCAAGTCCCTGCAGCAGGAGCGGGCTCAGGCCATCCAGTTCATCGCCCGGGCAGCACCCGGCAAGGCCCACTGGCTGTTCCGGATGAAGTGCGCCACGTCCTGGGCGGTGTCGAACCTGCCGGCCAGCTTCATGGTGCTGCACACTTGGGACAACCTCGACGCCCCTACACCGGAGAAAACGCTGTACCGGTGGCGGGCCGACATGAAGCGCTGGCTCAAGGATGAACTGGACAAGGCGTTCCAGTCGGCGGGCGTGATTCTCGGGGAAGCTGGATTGATTGCAGAAGCCACTTGACGCGGTGAGAAAATGAGAATCTAATTACCCACATTGCCATTCTGCGTCTTGAGAATGCACACGAAAGCCCGGCCGTTGAGTCGGGCTTTTTTTTGAAAAAATACTGGTCATGCGTAGGAGATGCATCGAATGCCAAATGGATACGACATCAAGCAGATTGATGGGCTTTGGCGTTTGAAGTGTCGGACCAAGCTGTTACCGGAGAAGTACAACTCGGAGTTGGAAGCACACGTCGCTGCACTGCAGCGAGGTCGATGCGGCGATGCCGGACCAAAGCAAGAAAATACCCCCAGCACAAACCCGGACAAGCGCAGAAAAATCACTCCTTAATGCGGAGCGTGCGCAGCTGAAAAGCCCTCACCGTCGAGTGGGGCTTTTTCGTTTTGTGGGGTGGAGCAGCCTAGTAGCTCGTTGGGGTCATAACCCAAAGGTCGCTGGTTCAAATACAGCCCCCGCAACCATATTTTCAGGCCTCGCCATTGTGCGGGGCCTTTTCGTTTTTGATGTGCTACCACAGCCAGGGTGGGCCTTTGGGCGGTCCTGGACGCGGTATAGCCGGTCGTCACGCGTACGGAAAGAACACCGGCAGTCAAGGAGCCCCAGTCCTCGTTGTGCTTATGGGCCGGCCTTGGCGGGCAGCGTGGGAAGACACGCACGTTATGCAGATGAGAGCGCAGGCTGATGCGCAGCAGCCGTGCACGGGCGATGAACCTGCACACCCCGGCCGATCAGGACCGGGCATCTGCACCCATTCCAGGCCTCGGCATTCGCCGTGGCTTTTTGTTATCTGGAGCGCGACGATGCAAAGCAAAGACTACGTGCCGGGCGTCTCCGGCTGGAAAATCGACCCGGCGACTGGTGATTTTGAGCTGACTCGCACCTTTGGCGCCGAACATAATCTTGACCCGGAGCCGCGAAGCGTGAAGGTCGAGCTTTTCGATATGCTCCAGCAGGAAATGCCCACGGACATCGACGAGCTGAGTGCTCTGTTGAAGGGCCATGCCGCCCGCACACCGCCAGGCCGAGTGGTCGAGTTGCAGTACTACGTCGATGAAACCAATCAGGATTGGCCGGTTGGTAAAGTCACCATGTTTTATCGCCGCCCCGAAACTACTGAAGAGGTGATTGCGCGGATTAAGGCCAATCAGCCTAGCCGCTTGGTCGTCGAGAACGGTAGTTTCAGTTTCTACAAAGGTGGGCAATTGCGGTTGCGAGTAGGTGATTTGAGCGTGCCAGAGCGGTCCCCATCCATCGTCGACGGCGTGACCTACGTCCGTCAGGCGGAAGAGGATGCAGGCACGATCACCCAAGCAGAGCTCGATAGCAACTGGGCAGTGAAGACGTCCATCAATTCCAGTGGCCAGCGCGTCGCTGCGGGGGTTGGGGTTGGCATTCACTTCAAGCCGGACGAGCCCAAGGTTCACTTCCCCGATGCGTTCCGGGACCTGATTCGCGAAGAACTGCACAAGGCGCTGAAGCCCGGCGGGCTCCTGCATCGCCGCTGAACCACTTCGCCCGTCGCCATGCGGGCTTTTATATTTCCCTGGAGTGACGATGGACCCAACAGACCTTGGCCCAGGCACCGCTGCTTGGCTGGGCGGAACGGGGACCGTTCTCCTCGGTGGCTTCCTCTGGCTGCGTAAATTCCTTTCCAGGGATGCTGCCGACCGCGCGATGGACAACGCCGATATCGGCACTGTCCGGCGGCTGAACGAACTGCTCGACTCCGAGCGCACCGCTCGCAAAGAGGCTGAGGCCCGTGCCGATCAGTTCGCGAAAGAGCGCAACGAGCTTGCCGCGGCGGTGGGTCGGATGGAAGGCAAGATCGAAGCCCTCACCAGCCAGGTGGCCCAGCTCTCCCAGCAGGTGACCAGCCAAAGCGACGAGATCACCCGCCTACGCACCCAACTTGGAGGTGCCAACTGATGGACAGATGCGCGATGGAATTCATTGCCCGCCGTTGGTGGCGTCGGGTCGAGGTGTGGGTTATTGCCGGTGTACTGGTCGCTGGGGGCTCCGTGATGGGGTTCCAGGTTGCTCAGTGGTCGCTGGCCAGCACCTACGCCCTTCAGGTCACCGAAGTCCGCAAGGCCTATGACGAAGCGCTCAAGCAGCGCGACATGCGCCTCAACAAGATCGCGGACAACACTGCCAAGGCCGCCGATAAGGTCGAGGCTGCCGCCAGCACCGTCACCCAGGCAGCAGACACTGCCAGCCGGGCAGCTGACAAGGCCGGTCAGGCGCTGGACCGAGCAAACCAATAGGCGAGGCGCCGTTATGAACTGCTTGAAAACCATCCTTGCCTGGTTCTCCGGGCTCACCGCCAAGAAGGAGCCAGTCATGGCTGATCCAACCCCTGAAGTAACCACCCAACCCGCCACCACCACTGACACCGACAAGCTGAAGGCACTCCTGGTTGCCCTGGGCCACGACGTGGAAGCCGGCTGGGAACACCTCATTGCCCTTGCGCAGAAGGCAGCCTAACCATGGCCTGCGCCGGGTGCGCCGCCCGGCGCGCATGGATATCCAAGTGGAGCAAAATAGCCTATGAACGAGCAAGCAAACTCTTTGAGCGTGGTGACGATCCTGCCCACGCCGAGCCAGAGCCCAAACCAAGCCCAGCCAGCCCAGGGGACGAAAGTGATCCTGAGCGACGGGAGTGAGCTGACTGGCATCACGGGCCTGACGCTGACGGCAAAGGCTGGTGGGGTGTGGGAGGCGACCATCACGGTGCTACCCAAGATCATCCAGCCCGTGGCTGCCGAAGCAAACGTAGTAGTAGCCGAAGTTACGGCGCTGGCTGACGAAGCCCGGAAGTATGCGAGGTGCGGCAATGACCCCCTGTGACTCCGCACTCGCTGAGCGCATGACCTTAGCGCTTGAGCGCCAGGCCAAGGCGATGGAGCTGATAGCCCAGCGCCTGGACCTTCTGATCCAGAACCTGGCCGGCGATGAGCCAGATGATCCTGATGCTGAGCCTCAGAGTTACATGGATGGCACGCCCATCAATGGCGGTGGCTGATGGGCAAGCTGACCACGCTCAAGACCAGGGTACAGACCGCGCCTGATCGGATAGGCACCATCAACCCCGACTCCTGGCGAGCGGGCAAGGAGACGGCAGCCCAGCGCGGCTACGGCTACAAGTGGCAGAAGGCTCGGCTGGTGCACCTGCAGGCTCACCCGCTGTGCGCGTATTGCGAGAAGGCAGGCCGCGTGACGGCCGCCAATGTGGTCGACCACGCGACCCCGCACCGCGGCGACATGACCCTCTTCTGGGATCGGTCGAACTGGGTGTCCCTGTGCACGACCTGCCACTCCTCGGTAAAGCAGCGCGAGGAGGCAGAAGCCCGCGGCGCGCGGTAAGCACGTCAATGGCGTGCCACAAACGCACCTTTTCGGTGCGGCACGTCACTTCCCCGATGGGGGGGAGGGTAAAAAGTTCAGACCTTTTCGTTCCAAGACCACCCGCCCCCGCACGCGCAGATTTTTTTCCCTCACAGGATTTTTGTTAATGGCTTTAACACCCAAGAAACGCGCCTTCGTCGACGCGGTGAGGGGAGGTGCGTCCAATCGAGACGCGGCCATTGCGGCTGGATGCCCCGAGAAAACAGCCTCTGCAGCCGGTTCGAGGCTTGCCAAAGACAAGGATGTTGTCGCGGAGCTGCACAAGCTGAACGCGCTGTTCCCTGTTAACGGTGATGTTAAACCTGTTAACGCCGAGCCACCTCCAGGCGGGCCAGATTCTGCTGACCCGGAGGATGGGCCGGCGGGTTTTGATCTGGGACGAGCGCTTACCCATCGCGATCCGAAAGACTTCCTCCTGGCGGTCATGAATGACCTGGGCTCCGAGGCGAAATTGCGGGTTGATGCGGCGAAGGCGCTGATGCCATTCGTGCACCAGCGCAAAGGCGAGGGCGGGAAGAAGGAGCAGGCCAAGGAGAAAGCAGCCGGTGCGGCGCAGGGCAAATTCGGCGTGCGTCATCCCCCACAGTTGCGCTCAGTCCCAGGTGGTAAGTGATGGAATGGTCAACGGCCTGCCTCGATTGGGAGCGACGAATAGTCGCCAAGGAATCTCTCATCCCCCAAGGCCCGCTTTACCCGGCGTCTGCTGCTGAAGCGCTAGATGTGTTCGGGGCGCTGCGCATGGTAGACGCTACCGGCAGTCCGCTGATGTGCGAGACGGTGCGGGCCTGGGTGAACGAATTCGTGGCCGCCATATTCGGGGCTTACGATCCCGATGAAGGCCGCCGCAAGATTCAGGAGTTCATGCTCCTGATCAGCAAGAAAAACGGTAAGTCCACCATCGCCGCCGGCATCATGCTGACTGCGCTGATTCTAAATTGGCGGCCATCGGGTGAGTTCATCATCCTGGCCCCGACCAAGGAAATCGCCGACAACTCCTACCTACCGATCCGCGACATGATCAACGCAGACGAGGACTTGGCTGCATTGATCCAGGTGCAGAACCATATCCGCACGGTGACCCATCGGGAGACCGGCGCGACATTGAAGGTGGTGGCCGCTGATAACGACACGGTGTCGGGCAAGAAGGCCATCGGTATTTTCATCGATGAACTCTGGGTATTCGGCAAGCGCCACGGTGCCGAGGCGATGCTCAGGGAAGCCACCGGCGGCCTTGCATCAAGGCCTGAAGGCTTCGTGATCTATGCCACTACGCAGTCGGACGACCCTCCGGCCGGGGTTTTTCGCCAGAAATTGCTGTACGCCCGGGCGGTGCGGGATGGTCTGACCGTCGACAATTCATTTCTTCCTGTGCTGTACGAATTTCCGAAAGCCATGCTGGACGCCGGGGCACATCGTGAACCGTCTAACGCATATGTGACCAATCCCAACCTGGGGCTTTCGGTAGACGTTCAGTTCATCGAACGAGGCTATGCCCAGGCGCAACTTGACGGTGAAGAGTCGTTCCGCGGCTTCCTGGCCAAGCACCTGAACGTCGAGATCGGCCTGGCGCTGTTATCGAATCGTTGGGCTGGCACCGACTTCTGGGAGGCGCAGGCCAAGGCGCCGCAACTGAACTTTGAGCAGTTGCTTGACCGCTGTGAAGTAGTCGATCTCGGTATAGATGGTGGCGGCCTCGATGACTTGCTTGGATTCGCTGCAATAGGGCGCGACAAGCGCACCCGTGAATGGTTGGTCTGGACGAGAGCGTGGGCTCACCCTTCGGTGCTTGAGCGCCGCAAGGCTGAAGCCCCTCGATTCCACGACTTCGCAAAGGATGGCGACCTGGTGCTGGTGCAGGCCATCGGTGATGACCTTGACGAACTGGCCGAGATGGCGGGCATGGTTGAGAAGCGTGGCTTGCTTGACCAGGTCGGGATCGACCCCGCCGGCGTAGGGGGAATCATCGATTCTCTGGTATCGGCGGGCGTCCCCCAAGAAAAAATCATTGGCATTTCGCAGGGCTTTAAGCTCGGCGGGGCCATCAAGACAGCTGAGCGCAAGCTCGCCGAGGGCGTTTTGATCCATGGCGGACAGCCCATGATGGCCTGGTGCTGCGGGAATGCCCGGGTAGAGCCTCGAGGCAACGCCATTCTCATCACGAAACAGGCGTCCGGGTCCGGGAAAATCGACCCGTTGATGGCGCTGTTCAACGCTGTTTCTCTCATCTCGCTCAACCCCGAAGGAAAAAGGGGTATGGACGACTACCTGAATAACGGCTTCTTCGGACTTGTAGGCTGACTATGGCATTTCGTTGGTACAACCCGAGCACCTGGCGGTTCTTCGGCTACACCGATCCCGCGACGGGCGACTACGTCGAAGTGGACATGGAGGTCGGAGGTAAGCGCACCAAGGCTGGCGTGCGCGTCACCGCGAAGACTGCGCTATCGATCAGCATGGTCTGGTCTTGCGTGAAGATCTTGTCTGAATCGCTCAGCGGCCTGCCGCTGAAGCTCTACGACGACGCCCAGGGTGGTCGCAAGCTGGTGGCAGGCAACGACCGTGCGCTTAAGCTGCTTCGCAAGCCAAATCCGTACATGACAATGCTGAACTTGCTGAAGTTCATCGTCGTGAATATGGCTCTACGCGGTAACGCGTACGTGCTGATTGAGCGAAATCGAAATGGCGATCCGGTCGGCCTGGTGCCTCTGGGGTTCGACACGGTCGAGCCCAACACCGATGACGAACTGATTTACATCGTGACACCCAAGAATGCTCCGGCCTTCCACGTGTCGCCTGAGAACATGCTCCATTTCAAGCTGTTCAGCCTGGATGGCATCACCGGTTTGTCGCCGATTGAGTACCAGGCCGAAACCATGGGCTTGGCAAAGGCCGGCCAGCAGTGGTCGTCGCGCTTCATGCGCAAGGGCGGCTTCACCGGTGGATATGTCATCTATGAGCAGTTTCTGACGGTCGAGCAGCAGGCTCAGGTGATGGCGAGATTCCCTGATGTTCGAAAGGGGGACGTGGATGACATCGGCAAGATGGCCATTCTGCAGGGCAACCCCAAGATCGTGCCCGCCGGGCTGAGCCAGAAGGACGCCCAGTTCATTGAGTCGCAGCAGTTCCAAGAAGAGGCCCTGGCCGGTATCTACGGCGTTCCACTCTGGCTGGCCAACCGGGCCGGCAAGACCTCAATCATGGGCTCCAACCTTGAGCAGCAGCTCACCGGTTACATCACCTTTGGCCTCAAACCATACATCGACGCCGTCGAGGACGAGCTCAACGACAAGATCTACCGAGCCTCGGCTCGTTTCGTCGAGTTCACGGTAGAAGGCCTGCTGCGCGCCGACAGTGCCGGCCGCGCCTCTTACTATCAGGCTGCCTTGGGCGGTTCAGGTGGGTCGGGATGGATGACCATCAACGAAGTTCGTGAAAAGGAAAATCAGCCGCCCATGCCCGGCGATGAGTACAACCACATCACCCGGTGGGAGATACAGAAAAATGTTCAGCAAGCTTGATTGCCCCTTCGAGGTCAAGGCGGCCGACGATTCCGGCAACTTCGAAGGCTACGCCGCGGTGTTCGAAAACGTCGACCTCGGCGACGACGTGATCGTCAAAGGCGCCTTCACCAGCGTCAAAACCACCCGCAACGGCAAGTTGAAGCTGGCGCTTTACCACGACCTCACCCGCCTGGTCGGCGTTGCTGATTTCACGCAGGACGATCACGGCCTGTATGTCAAAGGTCAGGTCAATCTGCGCGTCAGCTACGCCAAGGACGCCTACGAGCTGATGAAAGACGGCTCCCTGGACAGTATGTCCATCGGCTTCAACACCCTGGAGGCAGACTTCCAGCAGCGCGCCGGCCGCCAGGTCCGCGTCATCAAGTCCGCAGAGCTGTGGGAGGCCTCCTTCGTGCCATTTGGCATGAACCCCGAGGCCCAGGTCCTCAGCGTCAAGTCGGACATCAGGCTTTTCGAGAACGCCCTGCGAGAACGCATGGGGCTTTCCCAGAAGGAAGCGGCAGCAGTCGCTTCGCTCGGCTATCCCGCGCTCCGCCGTGACGGCGGCAGTGAGGCCACGGCGATCGTGGAAGAGCTGAAAGACATTTCCACCTTGTTTGCCAACCATTTCGGAGTATCGCCATGAGCGAAGTGAAAGAGCTGAAAGATTCCCTCGACCTGCAACTGAAGAAAGGCTTCGAGGGCCTGCAATCCAAATACGACGCTGCCATGGTGGAAGTCGAGAAGGGCAACACCGTTGCCACCGAGCTGAAAAAAGACATCCAGAAGCAGAAGGACGAGCTGCAGAAGGTCATCGACCAAGTGCAGGATCTGGAGCAGAAGGGCGTCAAGCTGCGCGGCGGCCCGGGCGAAGGCAAGTCCTTCATCGACATGATCAAGGGCGACGACAGCTACAAGGCTCTGTCTTCGAATTCGGCAAACCGTGCCGAGATCGAGGTCACCAAGTCGGATCTGGCCGCCATGAAGGAAGTGAAGGTCACCAGCGCTGGTATCGTTGCGCCGATTTATGACCCGGTTATTCAGCCAGGCATTCGTCAGGAGCTGCGCATCCGTGACCTGCTGACCGCCATCCCCGTCACCGGCCAGAGCTACACCTACTTCCGTGAGCTGCTGCACACCCGTGGTGCTGCTCCGGTAGCAGAAGGCGGCACCAAGCCAACCAGCGACGTGACTTTCGAACCGGTAACTGACCGCGTCAAAAAGATCGCGGTATGGATGCCGGTAACCGAAGAAGCATTGGCCGACGTACCCCAGATGCAAGGGTACATCCAGGAGTTGCTGCGCTACGACCTGAAACTCGAAGAGGAAAACCAGATCCTCAAAGGTGATGGTACTGGCGAAAACCTGAACGGCCTCATGACCCAGGCCACTGTCTACGACTCCAACCTGACCAAGGCAGGCGATACCTCGATCGACATCGTGCGCCGCGGTATCTACCAGGTGCGCAAGCAGTCGAAGCTGTCCGCCGATGGCGTCGTGATGAGCGAGCTCGACTGGATGAACATCGAGCTGCAGAAGGACGGTGAAAACCGCTATCTGTTCGCCAACCTGCAGGGCTTGGTTACCCCGATCCTCTGGGGCCGCCCGGTCATCACCTCGGACAGCATGGACGAGGGCGATGCGGACGCCGGCGGCGAGTTCTTGATCGCCAACTTCGCCCGTGCGGCAATCCTCTTCGACCGCATGGTCTACCTGTTCAAGATGGGGTTGATCAACGACATGTTCATCAAAAACATGATGGCGTTGCTGGCGGAAGAGCGTCTGGGCCTCGGCGTGCGCCGCAAGGAAGCTTTGGTCAAGGGCAACTTCCCCAAGTAAGCCTGAACCGCACGTAACCATTACAAAGCCGGCATAGCGTCGGCTTTCTGTTTTTGGAGGCAGCATGAAAATCAGAGCTTTGTGGGGCTTCACCGGAAGCGCGGACCTGCTGAAAGCAGAGTCACCCAAGGTGAAGCGCGGCCAGGTGTTCGAAGACGCTGACGACGAGTATGCCTATACGCTTATCGGTAAAGGCCTGGTCGAGGAAATCGGCGCCGACGGCAAATCCAAGGCCACCAAACCGAGGGATTCGAAACCTGCTGCGCCGAAAGAGACCAAGTGATGATCGATATTTCTCTGGTCAAAACGCACCTGCGCGTCGATCACGATGACGAGGATATTCTGATTCAGGGATACCTCGACGCCGCTCTGGCACACGTGGAGCAGCATTGCGACCGCGTGCTGGTTGATTCCGATCCTGTGCTGCCGGACCAGATGACGGTCACCAAGGATGTGCAGCAGGCGGTTTTACTGCTGGTGGGCCACTGGTACGCGAACCGCGAGGCGGTCGCGTCTGGGCTGACAGAGGTGCCCCTGGCTGTTGGCCGCCTGCTTTGGTACAGGAAGAGGTTCTGATGAACGCTGGAAAGCTTCGCCATCGAGTGACATTCCAAGTCAAAACGGCGGGTAGAGATCCCAAAACGGGCGAGTTTCTAGAAGCCGTCTGGGTTGAATTTGCCACAGTGTGGGCCGCTTTTGAGCCGCTGAGCAGCCGGGAATTCCTTGCGGCCAAGGCTGAGCAGTCCGAAGCGACCGCGCGTATTGTCATCCGGTACCGGCCTGGAGTCCTGCCGACCATGCGCATTCTCTACCGCGGCGAGATCTACAGCATCGTGGGGCCTCCACTGGCTGACGCGGTGTCCGGGAAGGATTACCTGAGCATCCTGGTGGCCACGGGGGTGAACGATGGGTGAGTTTCGTATCCAGGGTGTTGATGGAGTGGTCAGCAAGATGCGCGGGCTGGCGCCGAAGCTGCAGCGATCCGGGCTGAAGAAGGCGGCCCGCCGCGCGATGAATATCGTGCGTGACGCAGCGAAGGCCAAGGCTAAGGCGCTCGACGATCCCGCCACCGCAGAGAAAATCTGGAAGAACATCGTCACCCAGGACTCGCCGAAGGAAGGCACCCAGGTGGGCGGTGTGGTTATGCGCGTGGGCGTCCGTGGCGGTGCTGGCTCGAACCAACACAGCAAGGACGCCTCCGGCAACCCGGGTGGCGACACCAGGCACTGGCGCTACATCGAGTTCGGTACCGAGCACAATCCCGCGGCGCCATTCATGCGCCCGGCGCTCTCCGAGAACATCGGGCCGGTCACTGAGCGGTTCGCCACTGAACTGAACGCCGAGATTGATGCCGCGCTGAGGGGGTAGGGATGTACGCACCCATTTTTGAAGTCTGCGCTGCAGATCCTGGTGTCGGCGCGCTGATTGGCGCCGGAGTGGATTGCCGCCTGTACCTGTTCGGCGAGGCCCCCGCAGGCGTGACCAAGCCCTATGCGGTTTGGCAGGTTGTGGGCGGTGAGCCTGAAGATTACTTGGCAGACCGGCCGGATTCGGACCGATTTGAGTTGCAAATCGACGTGTATGGCACGGCTGCCACTCAAACCCGCAACGTTGCCGCTGCCATCCGTGACGCCATCGAGCTGAAGGCCTACATCACCCGCTGGAATGGTGATTCTCGCGACGAGCAGACCAAAACTTACCGCTACAGCTTCGACGTGGACTGGTGGGTTTCCCGCTGACCACCCGAGTTAACCGATGCCCGCTCAGTGCGGGCTTTTATTTGCCCGACATTCGGAGAAAACCATGTCGATTTTGACCCAAGGCACCAAGATCTATGCGCTGGTTCCGCCGGTGACCGGCACCGCGCCGCTCAGCGTCCTGCCCATCGACTGCGCAACTGCTTTCAACCCGGGCGGCTCGCCGGCAGACCAGATCGATGACACCTGCCTGGAAGATACCGTCCGCAAGTCGAAGAAAGGCCTGCGCACCCCGGGCCAGGCTTCGATGACAGTCCTGGCCGACCCGCGCAACGCGAGCCACATCCGCCTCCACCAGCTTTCCGAAGCTGACGGCGAGACCACCATCAAATGGGCGGTGGGCTGGTCTGATGGTACTGAGCCGCCAACCCTGAATACCGCTGGCGATGACTTCGAACTTCCCGAGTCGCGCACCTGGTTCGTCTTCGAAGGCTACGTCGCGGACTTCCCGTTCGACTTCGCCGCAAACGCGAACGTCAGCACCGCGGTATCCATCCAGCGTTCGGGCGGCTCCGCCTGGATCCCGAAAACTGCGTAAGGGCCCGCCATGAACCTGGAAGACCTGAAGAAAAAGGGCGGCGTGGTTGCCGATGCGTTCGTGAAGAAGGACGTGACCTGGACCCGCCGCGACCCGGACGCTCCAGCGCCGGCGAATGCGAAGGCCAAACCGAAGATGCTCACCGACAAGTTCGCGGTGCACATCCGCCGGCACGCGTTCGGTGTGATGGAGTCGATGTTCACCGCTGGCGATGACCAGAAGTACCGCAACGCGCGGTACCTTGCGGCCAGCGTGTTCTTCGGCCCTGACGGCGAGGAGGAACTGCCTTTCGAGGACGCCGTCAATCTCGACCCGGGCCTGGGCGTGGCATTGCTGCAAGCGGTGAACGAGGTCAATGCCCCGGTAAAAAACTAACGGCCGCCGATGAGTTGTTGCACGAATTGGTGCTCAACGGAGTCGGCGGGCGCACCATCGCAGAGCTCCGGCAGAACATGAGATATGTGGAAATGACCTCATGGTCGGCGTATCGAGCCAAATATGGATCGTTTAACTTGATGCACCGCCTCGAGCAGATGTCCGCGATCATTGCCCTGCAGGTCCACAGGCTGGGGGCCGGCAAGTCCGACCTGATCGACTTCATGCCCAACGCAGAGCGGCCACCGGTCACGCTGGAGCAGGCGATGGAGGAGTGGGACTAGGTTTCGGCCGATGCCTCAGTAGTGGTAAGTTGCTACTAGTGCTCAAGGAGGGCTCATTTATGAAGCGGGCGATGCGTTTGGGATTGATGGGCCTGATGATCGGATATGCTGGGGTCTCATGGTCAGCTGATTTCTGCGATCAGATTGGAGAGCTGTCGAAGTTGGTGATGACACGCCGCCAGGAAGGGGTGGCTATGCAGGACCTTATGAAGATAATAAGCCCAGCAGATGCCGCCACCCCAAACGGGAAATTCACGAAGGCTGTGATAATAGCGGCCTACGACAGGCCTAGATTTAATGGGGAAGATATGAGGAAGTCGTCAATTACCGATTTTCAAAATGAGTTTTATTTGCAGTGCGTTAAAAGAATGTAGCTGCTCTCGATATCAGAAAAACCCGCTTCGGCGGGTTTTTTTCGCCAGGAGAAAAGTTTATGGCATCCCGCTCGCTGGGTACGCTCACCCTAGACCTTGTCGCCAAAATTGGCGGGTTCCAGCAGGGCATGGACCAGGCGTCGAGATCCGTGGCCAGCACAGCGTCGGCGGCTACCAAGGCTTCCAGCCAGCTGCAGGCTCTTGAGAGTCAATTCACATCCCTGGCAAGCGTGGCTGCCGGCCTGGTAGCGCCACTCGCCGCGGCCTTCAGTCTGCATGGCATCTATGAGGCTACGGAAGCCTACGGGTCTCTCACCAACCGCCTGAAACTGGTGACGGATGGCTCGTATGAACTGGCGCAGGCTCAAAACGCGGTGTTTGGTATCGCCCAGAGCGCGCGGCAGCCGCTTGATGCCACGGCGGAACTCTATCAGCGCATTGCCACCAACCAGGATGCCCTCAAGCTGTCCAGCCAGGGGGTGGCCGGCGTTGTGGGGACCATCAGTAAAACCCTGGCGATCTCAGGGGCATCTGCGGAGAGCGCGAATGCTGCGCTGATCCAGCTCGGGCAGGCTTTTGCTTCCGGCGTGCTGCGCGGCGAAGAGCTGAACTCCGTGCTGGAGCAAGCACCTGCTTTGGCCCAGGCCATCGCGAAAGGCATGGGGAAAACCGTTGGCGATCTGCGCAACCTAGGGGCTCAGGGGCTGCTGACGGCAGATGCGGTCGTCAAAGCGCTTCAGGCCCAGGCTGGCGCGGTCGACTCGTTGTTCTCCAAAATGAGCGCAACGATTGGCGGTAGCTTGACGGTAGTTGGCAACTCCGTGACCAGGTTCATTGGTGAAATCGACCAAATGTCGGGGGCTAGCGGCAAGGTCGCAGGGGAAATTATCACCGCGTCCAAGACGATTGACGGGAGTCTACCCACGGTGCTGGACGGCATCCGTGAAAACTCCAATGCCCTATCGCAAGCATTTACGACCGGTCTGTATGTGGCTCTTGCCCGGGTGGCCGGCGGCTTTACCCAGCAGGGGGCCGAAGCGCTATATGCGGCGAAGGCTAACCAAACGGCTTTGGCTACTACTGCCAAGGTCGCCCAGCAGGACCTGCTGGCCGCGCAGGCGAAGCAGATCGATGCCAAGGCATCCCTGGAGCGAGCAAACCTCGAGCTGAGCGCTGCCCAAGGGAAAGTCTCCTCGGACCGTGTTCGGCAAGCCTCAGAGCTAGCCAACATCAAATCTGTCGAAGCTGCGCTGGCGGCCGAGCTGGCGCTCGAGCAGGAACGGCTCAAAGCGCAGATCAACGAGCAAGGCCGCGCCGCTTCGGTTGCCCGCCTGGCCGAGATTCGCCTTGCTCAGGTCGCTGTGATCAAGCAAGTCGAGGCCGCCGAGCGGTCCTTGGCCACGACTACCGTTGCCTCGTCAGCACTGATTGAAAAGGCGTATGCAGGTCGTACTGCTGCAACCTTGGCCCTGGGTGAGACCACTGCCGCAGTGAATGCGCTGAGCGTGGCGTCAGCAGATGCTGCTGCCGCTGCAAGCGTGACCGGAAGAGCGCTGGGCGCCCTGGCAACCGCCGGTAAGGGTGCGCTGGCTCTGTTCGGCGGGCCGGTCGGCCTGGTGTTCATCGCTGCCGCCGCAGCATTGTCGTTCATGGACTTCCGCAGCAGCACCGACAAGGCGGCCGAGGGGTTGGAAAGCCTCAAGGGCCCGCTGGACGATGTCATCGCCAAGTTCAAGACGCTGACCCGCGACCAGAAGGCTGCGGCCCTGGTTAAGTGGGGGGAAGCCGAAGCCGAGGGCGTGAAGGCCGCCGGCGAGGAATACGCAAAGCTGCAGAACATGCTGAAGACCGGCCTTGTCGGTCCACGGTCCAGTGAAACCGGCACCACCGTCTATAAGGACTACGCGAAGCAACTGGATGACGCGAAGGCCGCCGGCCAGTCGCTGTCGCCGATCCTCGAAAAGCTCAAGACCGATGCTCGGGTGGACCCCAAGATATCGGACGCTCTCATCAAGCAGGCCGGGGCTTACTCCACCGTTCAGGAATCCGTAACCCAGGCCCAGGACCGCATCAACGCCATCAACGGCGAGATGAACAAAGGCAGCGCGGCTGCCAACGGTAATGCTCAGGCCACGGCTGGCATGACCACTGCCGGGGAAAAGTATCTCCAGACCATGCAGACCCAGCTGGGCAAACTGCAGGACAACAACGACGCGGTGAAAGAGGCGACCCGCTACCTCGACCAGCACAAGGACCTGTCCGAAGCTGACCGCACGGCGATCATGTCCACCGCCTATGCGCTGAAGTCCCAGACCGAAGCCAACAAGGCAGCCACCAAGGAAACCAGAGACGCTTCCAAGGCTCAGACCACGCTCAAGGAGCAGCTGAAGCAGGCGGCCACCGGTTACCTGGAGCTGAAAAAGTCCTTCGACCCGGTGGGCGCTGCATCGGCCCAGTTCCAGAAAACCACGGCACAGCTGAACTTGCTGTACAAGAACGGCAAGATCACCCAGGCCGAGTACGCACAGGGCACCGCCTGGCTCGCCGAGCAGTTCAACACGGCCACCAAGGCCGCGATGGGACTTTCCCAGGCCGAGCAGTATCGCGGCGAGCTGGAGAAGAAGCTCAACAACGACCGGGCTCAATACGCCAACCAGGCGGCGGCCATCGGCCAGGGTGACAAGGAGTCGGAGCGCGCCCAGCAGCGCCTGGAGCTTGAGCGAGAAACCAACGAGAAGCTGCTCTCGCTGCGCACCGAGCTGGCCAACGCCACCACGGAGAAGCAGCGCAACGACCTGCAGGCCCAGATCGACCTGACCAACGAGTATCTGCCCAAGCAGATCTCGGCGATGCAGGACGGTTTCAAGCAGATCGATGCAGCCCAGGGCGATTGGATGAATGGGGCCAGGTCGGCATTCCAGAACTACGCGGACCAGGCCGCCGACGTGGCCGGGCAGACCAAGACGCTATTTTCGAACGCCTTCACCAACATGGAAGACGGCATCATCAATTTCGTGAAGACCGGCAAGCTGTCCTTCAAGGACTTTGCTGACGGTGTGATCGAGGATCTGATTCGCATCCAGGTACGGCAGGCAGCGGCCGGATTCCTTGGCACCGCATTCAGCTTCCTGACGGGTGGCAGCGCTGCGCTGGGCACTGGGACAATGACCGGCAGTAGCACGCCGCTGGCGCTAGTGGCCAACGCCAAGGGCGGGGTGTATGACTCGCCCAGCCTTTCCGCGTTCTCGAACGAGGTCCACAACAGTCCGCAAATGTTCGCATTTGCCAAAGGCGCGGGGATATTCGCGGAGGCTGGCCCTGAGGCCATCATGCCGCTCACGCGTGCCGCTGATGGCTCGCTCGGCGTTCGTGCGCTAGGAATGGGCGACACCTCTTCTGCTGAAGCGGCGGTAGGCTCAACGACATCCATTGGCGGCATCACACAACACATCAGTGTTGGCGGCAACGCTGATGCTGCAACGGTCCAGCAAGTCCAGGCAGCGGCCAAGCAGGGGGCAGTCGATGGATACAACTTGGTGCTGCGCGACCTCAAACAGAACGGCCCGGCCCGCCAGCTGATCGCCAGACGGTAACGGTATAGGAGAAGTGAATGGCTACCCCATGGCCGGCAAAGCTGTGCCCCAATGAAATGAGCTGGGGCATGGTCTACAACAACCGCGGGTTCACATCGACACTATCGAATGCCCAGCAGGTGGTCGGATACCCGGGCGCTTACTGGCAGTGCACGCTGACTTTCAACGGGCTGACCCGGGCGAAGGAGCGCCGACTCACCTCATTGATTGGGAAACTCCAGGGGATGTTCGGTACGGTGAACCTGCCAGCATTCACCCGCCGGCGGACCGACGACATAGGCGCCGCGGTGGTGGTCACCGGAAACGCCCAAGCCACCGTCATGACCATCGGCGGAGTCACCGCGGGCAAGCAGGTGTTCAGCCTTGGGGACTACATCAGCATCAATGGCGAAATGTTCGAGGTGGTGGATGACGCCACTTCAAATGCGCAGGGCCAGGTGGTGGTATCGCTCAATAAACGCATCCGCCGCGCCCTGGCCGCCGGTGCCGCCGTCGAGTATCGCAACCCCTACGCCGAGATGCGCAGGACTGACGATTCCAACAGCTTGACCATCCAGCCCATGGTGGCCAACGGCACGCTACAACTGCGGGAGGCCTTCTGATGGCTGCTGTGTTCCCTTTCAGCCAGAGCGTGGTGGATATCATCGCGGGTGGCAAATTCATGGTGGTCTACGCCTGCCAGCTCGACTTCCAGGATGGGATGGTCTTCGCGCACACCGGTACCGGGCAGTTGGTGCTGGACGGCATCACCTACGAGGGCGTGGGCACCTTCGGGGAGGTTGGCCAGGCTCAGGAGAGCGACAACTCAGGCTCGCCTTTGTCCATCGACCTCACGCTGACTGGCCTGGATGCCTACATCCTTCAAGAAACCAGCATTCGGGGATGCCGCGGGCGCTCCGGCAAGCTGTTGTTCGTGGTGTTCGATGAGGCCGGTAATTACGCCGCCGACATTCTGTTCTCCGGTCGCATGGACGCCGCCCAGTTCTCGTTCGGCGGCAATGGTTCGGACGGCAACAAGATTTCAGTACCCATCATCGACCGGATGGCCGAGTGGAGCCGCACGGGCACTGAACGCTGGACCGACGAGAACCACCGGGCGCGCCATGACGGCGACCGGTTCTTCTATGCCGTCGCGCAAATGTCCGAGTGGCCCATCTACTGGGGAGCCAGCAAGGACGCCCCGTCCTTCACCTACGACAAGTGACCCTATGCGAATTCGAGATTGGTCCACCGCGCTTCACGACACCATCAAGGCCGCCTTCGAGCGGCCTTTTTCATGGGGCGAATTTGACTGCTGCCTGTTCGCAGCCGATTGCGCCGTGGCGGTATGCGGTACCGACCCGGCAGCACTTTACCGAGGCCAGTACACCACGGAGACCGCTGCCAAGCGATTGCTCAAGAAAAACCACGGCAGCCTGGAGGCGGCCTGGGATGCGTGTTTTGCCCGGGTACCACCTGCCTACATCCAGCGCGGTGACATTGCGCTGTATGACGGGGAAGGCGGGCGCAGTGTGGCGGTGTTCTGGGCCAATGAATATTGGTCGGTCACAGAAACCGGGGTAGGGCGAATCGCTTGCACCCCGCTGGCGGTGTGGAGAGTGGAATAATGGGTAAAGCAGTTGCCAAGGTCGCCCAGGTGGCGGTCGGCGCGGTTATTGGCTTTGTCCAGGGCGGCCCTATAGGTGCGGCTATCGGCGCCGGCCTGGCGCTGTACCTGGCCAGCCAGCAGGACTCGCTCAGCACCTCGTCTTCCCTGCGCGACAGTGAGCCATCGGCGCAGACTGTGAGGTCGTCCAAAGCCCCCATCCGCTTCATCCTCGGCCGGGCCAGCACTGGCGGTGTGCTGGTGTGGGCCCAGGAACAGGCTGGTACTCAGACGAATGGCGAGCTAGTGCACCTGGTCTACGTGCTCAGCGAAGGTCCCGTCGACGCCTTGGAGGATATTTTCCTGGGCGAAGAATCCATCAGCACCTTCGGTGATGACGCCACCTATGAGCTGGTGGTCGACCCAACCACGGTGAATGCATTTCTGCTGGCCAACTGCCCGGACTGGAAAGACACCCAGATTGGCCGGGGCCTGTCGTTCGTGCGCCTGTCGCTGCGCTACAACGCGGAGAAGTTTCCCTCCGGCATCCCCGATGTTCGCTTTGTCGTACGCGGGCGCAACGATATCTACGATCCGCGATCAGGCGGCGTTGGCTATTCGCAGAACACCGCCCTGCATGCCCTGTGGTACCTGCGCAACCGCTGCGGCATCCCCGACGATGAGATCATCTTCGAAACCTTCGCCAGCGCGGCCAACGTCTGCGACGAGGCCGTCACCAATGCCGACGGCACCGTCAGCCAGCGTTACACCTCGTCGTGCGTGATCGGCGCCGACGAGCAACGCACCTCGGTCATGCAGAAGCTCGAAGCGGCCTGCGCCGGCAAGCTGATCCGCGTGGGCGGCCGGTGGATGCTGCAGGTGGGCGCCTACTACGGCCCTTACGACTTCGAAATCACCGAGGACATGGTGGTGGGCACCATCACGGGTGGCACCGAGCCCACCAACGATGCGGCCATCAACACCGTGCGCGGCACCTTTATCGACTCCACCCAGGCCTGGGCCGAGACTGATTACCCTGAGGTAGTGGTAGACGACTGGGTCACCCAGGACGGCGGGGAGGCGGCAGAGACACTGAGCTTTTCCTACGTGACCGACCCGTACCAGGCCCAGCGCCTGGCCAACATCGAGCTGCGCCGCCGGCGCGCGGGCGGCACCATCAGCCTGCCCATGCACTTCGCCGGGTACAACTGCCGGCCGGGGCGCGTGGTGCGCCTGAACCTGCCGTCGCTCAACATCCTGGGCGAGTTCATTGTCACTGGCTGGAATATGGGCGCGACCGAGGGCTGCACCGTCGCGCTGGCCCAGTACGAGCAGGCCATTTTCGGCGATGCCGTGGGCCAGCCCTACAACCCGCTGGGCTTCATCAGCCTGCCGGCTGGTGGGCTGGGAAGCCCTACCGGGTTGACTTGGACCCCAAGCGATAGCGCCGAGGTGGTGCAGGGGGTGCTGTCTTGGACGCCGCCGACCGGGATCGTCAGTGAGTATGCAGTCGTGGTCCGCCAAGGCGCCATGGCGGTGCAGGCGCAGACGGTGCCGGCTACTGCGACGCAGTGCAACATCGCAGCCCTGGCTTCTGGCAACTACACCATGAGCGTGGCGGCCATCGGCCCGGCCGCTCGTTCCGGCGAGGTCACGATCAGCGTCAGTGTCAATGGTCCGCCAATCCCCGAAGCCTGCGTGGTTCAGTCGACCATCGACGCGATCACCCTGATTCCCAGCAACACCCTGCACGGGCTGAACGGCGGCACCTACGAATATTTCTTCAGCACCAACGCGCAGGATTCCGCTGCTGAAGCCGTTTATCTGGGCCAGGGGCTGAGCTTCACGCACACGGGCCTGGCGTTCTACACCAACTATTACTACTTCGTCCGGTCCTCTAACGCCTACGGCAAGAGCGCCTTCCTGTCCGTGCCGGCGGCGACCTCGAATGACGTGAGTGCGTTCCTGGCGGCGGTGGCCGGCAAGATCGACGAGACGGCACTGGCCCAGAAGCTGAAGGACCGCATCGACCTGATCGACGGCCCGCCAAGCCTGCCGGGCTCGGTCAGCGATCGGCTGAGCGAACTGGGCACCCAGGTAACGGAGGTGACCAACCAGCTGCAGGACCAGATCAACGCCATTGGCGATATCGCCGACTCTGCGGCCTACAATCCGGACAAGCCCTACACCGTGGGCCAGAGCGTGCTGGCGGACGACGGCAAGCTGTACCAGGCCAAGGGCGACGTACCGGTCAACACCCCGCCGCCGAACACCACCTACTGGGCCGATGTGGGCCAGGCGGTGGCGGACGCCAACGGCTTGGCCGCGCGTGTGACCACGACCGAAACCCGGCTGACTTCAGTAGAGGGCGTGAACACCAGCCAGGCCAGCCAGATTGATGGCCTGCAGAGCTCGCTCAACGGCAAGGCGGATGCCTCGGCGCTGAACAGCCTGACCACTCGGGTATCGTCGGCTGAAGGCACCATCAGCAGCCAGGGCACAGCACTCACCGGCCTCAACAACAGCCTGACCGCGACCAACGCCAACGTGACGGCCGCGCAGACTGCCGCGACCAACGCTGCAACCCTGGCCGGGTCCAAAGGCAAGGTCATGGTTCAGACCGCCACGCCGGCGGCTGCTGACCAGCTGGCGCAAAACCTGTGGATCGATATCACCGGTGGCGCCAACACGCCCAAGCGCTGGAACGGCTCCGCCTGGGCCGCGGTGACCGACAAGGTGGCCACGGACGCAGCTGCAGCCGCAGCGAACGCCCTGGCCGTGGCCAACACCAAGGCCGACGCCTCGACGGTCAGCGCGCTGACCAACACGGTCACTCAGCAGGGGACCACGATCACCGCTCAAGGGACGGCGCTGACCGCTGTCCAGGCTTCGGTGGCTGGCATGTCGCCGGACAACCTGATCAACGACCCAGCATTCGCCAACGCTGCAGATACGGTCAGTTCCAGCTCTTCGGTATTCGACAGGACCTCCAGCAGCGCGCCGGCAAATGGCCCAACTGCACGGTTGCTCCGCGTTCCGTTCAGCAGCGCCACCACGAACAGTTATGTGAGCTTCTGGACGGTGCCACAGGTTCGCGCGCTGGTGGGAACCTACGCCGAGGCGATGCCTTGCAAGCCAGGGGAGGTGTACACCTTCTCGATGTGGGTGTTCACCGAGGGAACTACGGGCAGGGCCGTACAGCCCTACATCAACCTGTTCGTGGACAACACCAGCAATACATCGCCGCTGGCGCTGAGTGGGGCGAACACGGTCGCGGACGGTGCATGGACGAAGATTTCGTACCAGTTCACCATCCCGGCCGGCTACTACTACATGCTCATCCGCATCCGGTACCGCGCTGGTGACGCTGTTGTGGCCTGGGTCTCCGACCCGCGCCTCAACAAGCAGTCGGATGAAGACGCAGCGCAGGCCTCTGCTACCTCAGCGCTGGATGGCCGGGTCACTCAGACCGAAGCCGGTTTGACCAGCCAGGGCAGCCAGCTCACGTCGCTGACCAACTCCGTGGCCGGCAAGGCGGACAACAGCGCGCTCCAGGCGCTGGCGTCCACCGTCAGCCAGCAGGGCAGCACCCTGGACAGCCAGGGCACGGCGGTCACCCAGTTGCAGAGCACCATCGGTGGGATCGGTGGCGCGGGCACCAACTTGTTGCCGGACGACTACAGCTGGCTGACCTCGACCACGCTACCGGCGACGGTAGTGAACACCCTGACGCGCCTTGGGGTGGCCGTGGCCGCTGCGGCGTCGGGCTTTGGCATCAAGATGACCCTGGGCAGCGCGGTGACCACGCAGTACCTGATGCTGGCGCCGTCCAACAATGCCGCCGGCTACAACATCGACATGGAAGCAGGAAGCTACCTGGTGTCGATGTATGTGCAAGGGAGCGCCGCGGGCAGCATGCGGGTCTCGATGTACAGCGGCACGCATCGCTACTCGGCGAACGTTGCCTTCACGACGACACGCCAGCGCCTGGTGTTCGTCTGCACGGCCACGGCCGCCGCGCGCGCGGCGATCACCATCTACCCGAACATGGCAGGCCTGGCAGCCGGTACCGAAATCGTCATCGACAGCGTGATGATTGAAGAGCAGATCGGCACGGGTACCGCGCCGTCCGCTTTCGTGGCGGGTCCGTCCGCTCGGGCGATAGCCGCCCAGGCCACGGCGCTCAGCACGCTGGATACACGCGTCACCCAGACCGAAACGTCGATCACTGCCCAGGCCACTCGCCTGGATGGTCTTTACGTGCAGGTCAACCCAGCAACGGCGGGTGATTCTACCGGCTACGCCGGGTCGAGCGCGATGTTTGCGGGCGTCTGGTCCGAACAATCGGCCCGGATCGAGGATGGTGTGGCTACGTCTCAGCGGATAGATACCGTTCAGGCGAGCGTCACGGACACGACCAACGCGCTGGCGGTAACCAACGCCACGGTTCAGCAGACCAGCCAAGCCGTTGCCACCCTGGACGGCAAGGCTTCTGCTTCCTGGTCGGTGAAGCTGCAGGTAAACGCCAACAACCAGTACGTGGCGGCGGGTATTGGCCTGGGCATCGAAAATACCGGGGCAGGGTTGCAGAGCCAGTTCCTGGTCAGCGCCGACCGGTTCGCTATCGTCGGCACACTGGCAGGCGGCACCAGCTACACCCCGTTTGTAGTCCAGGGCGGCCAGGTATTCATGAGCTCGACATTCATCGAGGACGGCACGATCACCGACGCCAAGATCGGCAGCTACATCAGTTCGTATAACTACGTGGCCGGCCAGTCGGGATGGCGCCTGAATAAGGATGGAACCTTCGAGATTAACTCGGCGCTTGGCGGAGGGGGTCGACAGGTAATTAACAGCGCCGGGGGCAAGGTTTTCGACGCCAATGGCGTTAAGCGCTACCAGTGGGGGAATTTGGACGCATGAGTTTTGGAATGCGGATCTGGGGCGCCGATGGCGCGCTCCAGATTGATGAGACCTCGTTCACCATGCGAGTGGTGTATTCGACCCTGGTCAACTTCACAGAGACCACCCAGGCCATCAGAACGTTTTCGGTGCCTGGAGTGACTGCGGCCAATGCCGTTGCCGTATGCATCCCTGTGGCGGCCTACGACAACAATGCGTTGTTGGCTTTTCAATATGAAACCGAGCTGCTCACCGACCAGGTGAAGGTCTACAACTACAACCGCGGGTACGCCGCCAGCACGGCGTCACGCAATTCCGGGAACCAGCGCCTGCTGGTCATAAGGTTTTCCTAATGGGCTACGGAGTCGAATTCACCAACGACAGCAACACCGTGGTGCTGGATTCGGTCTACGCCCGGCTGTGCGTCATATGCAGCGGGCGTTACGCGCCCACACAAGAGTCGGGCCTGGGTTCGGTGACCACATTCCCCGTGGTGATCACCACCCAGGAGCCGCCGCTGATCTTCTGCCGGCCCGACAATTCGTCGGTCCCGGCCAGTATCAGCATGGTGCAGCCGTACGGCGCGCCGGGCGCGTGGACTGGCTTCTACCTGCGCACCATTGACGTTAACTACGCCCAGCCCAACGGGAAGTACTTCGCGGCCGCCTTTCAGGCCAAGCCGCTGGCGTCATTCGGGATGCGGCTGTGGGACGAAACTGGGGCGCTGATCTTCGATTCGGGTACGCCGTGCGCGGTATTCACGCGCGCGCTGCAGGCCTGGACCTTCGTCAGCTCGACTCCTAACAGCGCGAACGGCGCCTACGACAACCTCTATACCGTGCCCACCACGTATCCAGCCAACGAGTACATGCTGGTCAACAACTTCTCCATGAAGATGGCAAACGGCTCAACGGCGGGGCGGATCATCAAAAACGTATGGGACTTCAGCGGCAACACCATGAAGGCCGTGTTGACCGGTACGTCCAACCCTACGGCCTTCTACCTGCCCGCGCTTTTCGCGAAGATGAATTCATAGGACCGATATGTCTAAACAAACGCTGAACCTCGGCACTCCACCCGCGGGCGCCGACGGCGACACCGTGCGCGGTGCATTCGTCAAGACCGAAGCCAATATGGTTGAGATTTACAACCAGCTTGGTGCCACTGGTAGCCCCCTGGCACTACCCAGCTACCTGCCATTGAGCAAGGGAGGGACCGGGGGCAATACCCAGGCTGCCGCATTAACCTCCCTCGGCTTCTACGGTGCCTCGCTTCGCCCTCTATTTGCCTCGGTGGGCTCGCGCAGCATAGTTGCGGCGGAGGTTTCTATCCAGGGTGTGTACATGGGCTGGAACACAGGCGACGGTGGCCTAAACGGGGCCGGGTCATTCATCTGCAACCGCGGGTTGGGCAATGGTGGGTTCTCGTGGCGAACTGTGAACAGTGACAACACTGCGACCGGCCCCGTGATGACCTTCACCTACGCGGGCGCGCTCAATGTTCCCGGCGCGGTGAGTCAAAACTCGGACCGCAGGCTGAAAATCAACGACGAAGAGATTCTCGATGGCCTGGAAAAGGTCCTCGCGATGCGGCCGGTAGAGTACGACCGAAAGGACACCCTGCAAGATACTGAATACCCCCATCACGAAGTCGGCATGATTGCTCAGGAGCTCTATGACGTTGCTCCTTTACTGGTGACCCCGGCCAGCGACGACGTGGAAGGTGATATCTGGCGCGTGAACTATGCAGGTGTCATCCCGTACCTGATCTCCGCCGTAAAAGCGCTCAAGGCGGAGGTGGACGCACTCAAATCTGGCGACGCTTCAGCCGAATAGGCCGAAGGCGCCTGTCCCCAAACCCGCTCTTGAGCGGATTTTTTTTGCCCAAATTACTGTACCGGAGATCCACCATGCCCTTCATCGTCATCAATTCAACCAATGCTTTCGACGCGGCTAACCAGCAGACCTACGCCACGGCTGAAGAGGCCGACGCAAAGGCCCGCGAGATACTGGCCGCCCAGCCCCAGGCGATCGTGCGCACCGCGCAGTTGCTCAACACCTACAGCGCCCAGGTGACCATCACCGCCACACCGGTGCCGGACGCCGAGCCTGACCCGGCTGCCTGATTCCGGCACACCTACCCACGCCCGCCCTTGAGCGGGCTTTTTTTCGTCTGGAGAAAAGTAAATGTCAGCCATTCCCCGCGGCGTCCGCAACAACAACCCGTGCAACATCGACTTCAGCAAGGCCAACAACTGGCAGGGCCAGCTCCCTTTCGACCCTGCCATCGAATCGCGCTTCTGTCGCTTCGACGAGCCAGAGAACGGCATCCGTGCGGGCGGCAAGCTGTTGCAGACCTACTTCAACAAGTACGGCCGCAAGACGGTTCGTGCACTCATCACGCCGTATGCCCCGAGCTTTGAGAACGACACCGAGGCCTACATCAAGGCCGTAGCGCAACGGTGCGGCCTGGGGCCGGACCAGGTGATCACCAACATCAAGGATCCTGTGGTGCTGGGTGCTCTGCTGCGCAACGTCATCAAACACGAATGCGCCAACTACGAGTACCCGGACGCGGTGTTCAATGAAGGCCTGCGCAGGGCACTGGCATGAGCGAAACCGCGATCAAGTGGGCCGTGGCCGCCGGCCTGGTGCTGCTGCTCATGGCCGGCAGCTTCTACGTGGCCTGGGCCTGGCAGGCCAACAGCTACGGCAAGCAACTGGCCGCGCAGTCGGCCGGGTACCAGGCGGACCTGACCGCCATCAACAACGCCGCGGCCGCGCAGACCAGCGAGGCCCTGGCGAAACAGCAGGCGGCCGAGCAGAAGGCCGCCGATATCGACGCCCAGCGCACCCTGGAGAAAGCCCATGACCTCGCCGAAAACGAAACCCTGCGCCAACGGTATGCCGCGACCCAGGCTGCCAATGATCGGCTGCGCGCTGATGTTGCTGCTGGCACTCAGCGGCTGCGGATCGCGGGCAGTTGCTCCGCAGACGGTAGCGGTACCGGCGGGGTGCCCGGTACCGCCAGCGCCGCCGGCGTGGGCAATGCAGGAACAGTCGAACTCAGTGGAGAAGCTGGACAAGCTGTTTTCGATCTCCGCGCCGACCTCATCCGCGAGCGCTCAGCCCTGAAGGCCCTGCAGGACTACGCCAGGGTGTGCCACGGCGGATAGCTTGCGCGCCAAGCAAAATTGACCGAGGAAACTGGCTACAAGATACTGTTTGTATAACCAGTATTTTCGGAGCTTCCATGGTCACCATCCTGGGCCCTTTATCCGCCGGGGGCGCAAAGCTTCCCCTCTACTCATTCCAAGTGCCCGCAGGGTTTCCGTCGCCGGCCGCAGATCACATCGAGCAGCAGATCTCGCTTGATGAGCTGTTCGACATTCGCGCGCCGCACATGTATCTGGTCAGGATCGAGGGTGACAGCATGCAAGGCGCGGGGATTTTCTCAGGAGACCTTGTGGTAGTTGACCGCTCCATAGAGGCGGAGCACGGGCACATTGTCATCGCAGCGGTGAACGCCGAGCCGGTGTGCAAGCGCCTGCATAAGCGCGCCCATGAGGTAATCCTGCAGTCCGAAAATCGCCACTATCCGCCGCGGCATATTCTTGAAGGCGACGAATTGGTTATCTGGGGCGTGGTGACTTTCAGCGTGCGCTGCCATGACAAGGCCTGACGCCGTTTTCGCACTCATCGACTGCAACAGCTTCTATGCAAGCTGTGAGAGGGTATTCCGGCCTGACTTGGCCAGGACCCCGATTGTCGTCCTCAGCAACAATGATGGGTGTGTGATCGCGCGGAGCTACGACGCGAAGCCTTTCGTGAAGATGGGAGCCCCTTACTTCCAGATCAAGGATACTCTGCGGCGAGAGGGCATCGTAGCCTTCAGCAGCAATTACGCCTTGTACGGCCAGATGTCCGATAGAGTCATGACGGTAATCGAGGGCATGGTGCCGAACTCCGAGACCTATAGCATCGATGAAAAATTTGCTGACCTAACCGGTATCCAGGGTGATCTAACTCTGTTCGGGCGTTGCATCCGAGCGCGCGTGCTCAAGCACACCGGCATCCCAGTTGGCGTGGGAATTGCGCACACCAAGACCCTGGCAAAGCTCGCAAACCATACAGCGAAGCGCCTGCAGGCTCAGACCGGTGGCGTCGTGGACATCTGCGACCCCTTCAAGCGGGATTGGGTACTGCGCAATACCGCAGTCGAGGAGGTATGGGGTGTAGGCCGCCGGCTCACTGCTCACCTGAAGGGGTTGGGTATAGACACTGCCATGGATCTGGCCCAGGCCGACCCGCGCATGCTGCGCCAGAAATTCAGTGTGGTATTGGAAAAGACGGCCCGAGAGTTGGCCGGTACGCCGTGCCTGGAACTTGAAGAGCCCGACCCGCCCAAGCAGGAGATCTGCTGCAGCCGGATGTTCGGCAAGCGGCTGACCGAGATCGAGCCGATCAAAGAGGCGGTGGCCACGTACACAGCCCGCGCGGCCGAGAAGCTCAGGGCCCAGGGTTCGATGTGCAAGAAGATGCGGATCAGCGTGCGAACCGGGATGTTCAACCCAGACGAGGCGAAGTACGCGAACGGTGTGCTCGTCGAGCTGCCTTATCCCACTCATGACACCCTTCTCATGACTCGAGCAGCAACCGCTGCCGTGGAACAGGTGTACCGGCCTGGTTACCGGTACAGCAAGGCCGAGGTACTGCTGCTGGACCTGCGGCAGCCTGGAGAATTTACGGATGACCTGTTTGCGCAGACACAGCCGGTCACGTGTAACCGCCTGATGAGCGTGATGGACAAAATCAACGACAGATGGGGTCGAGGGACATTGCGTTCAGCAATGGTGCCCGCGACGCCGGACTGGGGTATGCGGCGAGAACTCATGAGCCAAAGCTATACCACAAGGCTCGACGAGCTCTGGACGGTGGCGAGCAATTAGGCATGCGTTCACCGTGCTGTTGGGCGATCCCCGGTTGGAGAGAGGCCCGATCGCTTGTCCTGAGCGGCATCAAGGAGGTCGTCGGCATGCTGTGCTCCCAGACGTGGTGATGCGGGGAGGGCTGAGTAGGCTATGCATCAAGCGGCCATAGTTCGCCGTCTTTGAAATCATTTACTTTAAGTATGCCTCCACCCGGTTCCTTTTCATACGGGATAGCGGCAATATGGCCCGTATCAAATCTTCGGGCGACGTAGCCTGTTAGTTTTGTCGAATTGGGCGTTAGCAAAGTGCCTGAGTAGGCCTTCCAACAATTTCTGAGAGTGAGCAGTGGGAAAAGAACAAAGGTTCTTGGGCTATGCGAGGATTCGACCCTGCTTGATAAAGAAAGGTCTTTTGAATATTCAATAATAAAGCCTGACCTCTGCTTGTCAACTTTCATGGAGAACTGCCCAAGGAGAAAAATGGTACAGAATATAAATTCTCGAAAGTTGGGGTCTTTCTCGTCTATTGATATTGGTAATTGGGTGCTTTCGAACAACGATTCCAGTTCGCTTTTTATTTGTGCGCATCCGCCAATCCCATTAAAAGGAGGAAGTGCTCCATAATCTACGACGATGCCTTTTCTTTCATTGATTAGTAATTCTTCAAAATTTGGTCTTAGTCTCGAGATATCTTTCAGCACGGTGCCGCGATCTTTGAGTTCAGGGTGGGCGATAAAATCACCGATCTCTCTGAAGGCAGACCCTTTGCTTGAGTAGTCTCTGATACTCATCAGGAATAAGGTGACGTCGTCTTGGTCGAAGGATCGTTCAATGAATGAGCGATAGAATCGCCTTACGATCCGGAGGCTGTATTGGTTCAT